GGTAGGGCAATAGCAAGGGAGTCCCAAGCGTTCCCATTCCAGACGTATACTTCTCTATATGTAGGCATTTTTACTCAGGGATACTAAACTTCGTGCCGTCGTATTTCATACCAGCAACAACATTGTCTTTTTCTCTATTAAACTCAACTGCTTGTGGTTGACTTAGAAAAATAGCAGCAAGTTTGTCATCGGTTTGAAGTATTTCTGCAACTTCTCCATCAATTATAAAAGCCAGCATTCTGTTAGTATCCGCCATTTTATTCTCCTTCTGGGTTTGTAGGTTCTATGGTAACAGTCCCCCATAGTCCAATGGGGCATGAAGCATGGGCTAATTTTGTTTTTTCTGTCATAAAACAGCCACATTTAGTACATGTTTTAGTCAATTTAATCAAATGCTTACAACCCAGACAATGGTTAAGTCGATACTGTGCCGTTTCATCGTCTACTCGTTTTACGTTAGGGTTAATTAAATCCCAAGGACGAACAGCATCACCTGGGTTTTTTTCTTTCCATAACTGCCACGGACTTTTTTCACTCATATTATGCTCCTGGTTGCTTTACCTGTATTGAACCAATTGTAGTACCTTCTTGGTAATTTGAAGGATACCCAAATATACCAAAGTTACTTCCTACGGGGGAAATAAAAGAAGAATAGGAAAGAACCTTAATTTGGTCTGCGTAGGCGTTATCCCTGTAGACGTTTATTGCCATGTTAGTGCCAACACCAAGGACTCTAAGAGCCTTAAAGTTTTCGCCAATATCAAAGTCTTGTTCTACAGTAAGAACCCCATTAACTGACTTAACTAAGTAAAGCCTATAGAAATAATTATAACCCGTAGCGGTTGATAAAGCCTGCGGACATACTTGACGAGAGCCTGTTTGTGCACAGTTTGGATAACCACAAGCAACATTTATCGTAGAAGTTCCCCCTGGGCAAGTTACTACAGTTGTGTAGGTTTGAGGGTTGTACTCTAGACATTCCCCTGTAACAGGCGTATACCCAGCACAATACTCCGACCAAAAACCAGGCTGACGTGTACACGAACGTTGCGTTACGTAGGACGTTCTACATACAGTATCTCTATCGCAACAAATAGTTGAGTATGTGGTTGTTCCTGGAGTAGTTGTACAACGAGTGATTCTATCTTCGCGAGTACAGGTTGTAACGCTTGGAGAAGTAGTTGCTCTTTGGCAGTATTTAATACATTCGTTTGTACAAGTTTGTGTAGGAACGAGTGTATCCGTACATAATATCTCACCGTCAATGTAAGTAGATGTACAGCCATAACCAACAAGTCGGTCAGCAGCACGGGTTTTACAAGTCAATGCATCGGCTTGTTGGTAAGAAGAATACCCTCCAGGACAAATTGTTTGCTGACAGATATTATCTACGATGCAATAGCCTTCATTAACTAGTGCTACTGCACAGTAAGAGTAGGTATAAGAAACTTGGTTATTCCAACCAACTAAGCCCCACCAAGTAGTAGAAGACTCTGCTCTAACTATTACGCCAACTCCTGGAACCATCTCATTTGCTTGAAGTTCAAAATCTGTTAGACCAGCATCAACTATAGCAAGGGGGTAGGTAGATTTTGAGGTAGTGAGACTTGCTTTACCATCAAGGATATTCCATGTACCTCTAGGAGCAGTCCATGCTTGTCCTGTAGGAGAAGTTCCTAATGTTGTAGCGTTGGTTCTTTCAAAAAAATCTTTAAACTCCGACACAAAAAACTTACGCCAAGTACCATCAACGTTTACGTAACCTTCTTTAGCCTTTATCCAAGCACCACCGCTTTTAAAAAAGACTGAACCTGAAGAGACGTAATTGTTGGCGACTTTAATCTGAATAGGCATAGTACCTAGACCTACACAGTGTACTTAAGCCAAATATCTCCGTTATTTCCGCCAGTTGGGTCAGAAGTAGACACGGTGATATTACGAAGGCGGGAAGTTAATGCTTGGTCACCAGTGAGTGTTCCTCCAGTAATTTGGATAGTTGTGTCCACAGATAAAACTGAAGGGTTTGAATCAGAGTCTACCCAAATAGTTCCTTGAGGTAACCCCAACGCTACGCCATCTGGTTGAGTCTGCTGATGAAGAACAGGTTTGATTTCCTGGCTGTTGATGAAAAGTTTTCCATCTTTATCAATCTTAGTTAAAGTTGTTCCTGCTGAGTTTTCAAATCTTAGTAAGTCTGCTGTTTGGCTAGAAAATCCCTTTAGTTTAAGAGGAATAATTGCTGCACCGTTTGCCTGAATAGTGTCGCCACCAGTATTGTGTGTGTATTGAGTGTGAGAGTCATTGACTACGCCGTATTCAAGATTTGCAATACGGGCTTTTAAAGTTGCCCAAGATGTTGTGGTTTTATCAAGAGTGCCTACCCAACCAGCACTTATTTGTGGGTCGGTTCCAATAGTTGCTTGTAGAGCACGAACTTCATCTTGTAGAGCATTAACGTGGTCTGCTAATACGAGGTCGGTAAAGTCAACCTTGGTAGTAAAGCCTTTGACACCTGCGGGATACGAAGCGGGCATAATTATTCTCCTAAACGACTAAGGTCAATTTTGACGCTAAACAAGGGGTTTGACTCCCTAAACAACCTATGAATGACTGTGACTGGTACTTGCTTTTCCAGTCATTTGAGTCTCAAGGGTTGCAACTTTGCCTTCTAATACAACAATGCGTGATTGATGGTCTTTTAAAGCAGTAGCCATGGCTAGTAAAGTGGCAACTAAGTCAATTTCTGTAGTCCCGTTTGCTGTGCGTTCTGTTTTAAAATAAGGTGTTAATCCCGTTAAAGAAACTGAGTCGGATAAGACTTTTACGTTTACCCTTTTGCCGTTTTTTGGTTTTCCAAAATTACCACTCCAAATTGGGTAGCCTGGGTCTCCGCCTTCAAAAGCAACCCACACACCTTCACCTACATCAGGAACTTGTGTTTTAAGGCTTGAGGTTTCTAAGGGCCATGCCCAATTTAATTCTGCATCGCCAAATAATTGAGGAACCTTACACTTTATTCTTCTGTGACCGTCAGTGTCCTTAATGTTTGTAACAACACCTCGGTAAGTTCCTGTGTACTCATTATTCACTATAAGACCTCAAGCACCACATCTGGTTCTGCAAAAGTAAATATCTCATTTGCTAGAGCAGTAATAGATGCTAAACTTGGGGTTCCACCTGTCTTAAAAAGAAAACGGCATTTAGCAATTTTTACGCCTTCCACAGTTTGAAGAACAGACTCAACATTTTGAACCGTTAGTTCCTGACCAAAATCAACAAAGTTGTAGGAGTAGTTCTCGACAATCGCTGCTTTTATTGCTTTTTCAACAACAGTTTGACTAAATTCTGGCTCTCGTGTGTATTGAAGGTTCATCGTTACTGGGACATAAACAGGTTTAAAAACACTTAGTGTTGTTCCAACAAGCATTTTATTTGATAAAAAGTTTTCTACATCTGTTTTTAATAAGTTCCATTCAAGAGTTGCAGTTGCTACGCTATTGATTACCTCAACACCAGGAGTAGCATCAAAATCTGAGAATGAACGGTAGGGAGCAACATAAAGAGTTACTGCAGTAGCGGATGTTCCTACTGCTTTTGCTTTTCCACAGTTTTCTACTGCTAATGCTAAGTTTTCAAAGTCGTCCAAAGTTACCGCTCTATTTTGAGTACGAAGAAACAAAGGAGCAGCAACACGGATGGATTCGTTAGATTCTGGTTCATTTCCCCCAACAGCACCTTTAACATTATTTACATCTAGCACACCATTTAAAGCAGATACCTGTGTTTGTGAAAGACCAGGAACACGAGCAATATTAGTTAGTGTTCCGCTTGGAACATTCCCTGACATCCCTCCACCAATAACATACTTTGCTCTAATTGCGGATTGATAAGTAGGAATTGCTCCTGATACACCGTCTCCAAACAAAACAAAAACCTCATTGTCCTCAGTTAAACGAGTTGTATAAACAGCGTCGTTGGCACTAAAGTCAATTAAGTGGCTTACTCTTTCCCATTTTTTCCAAGCAGTTCCTCCTTGCACGTATATTTCTATGCTGTCGGAAACAACTGGAAAATCTTGAACAAGAAATGTTTGAGAAGGTTCCGCATCAGAAGTCCCTAGTAAAGCACCATAAACATTTGCTGTTTCAATTGTGTTTAACTCCCCTTGATACGCAAGAACTACCGCTTCACCTCGTGCTTGATTAGCAAACGGAGGAACAATAACGCTAGTTGTTGTTGTAAAAGTTACTGTTTCTACAGTGTCATTAGCAATTACTTCACCAGATACTCTAGTTTCTGTTGGAACCGTAACAGCAGAACCAGAGTTATTGTAAAAAGTTACGTCTACTGATGCGTTTTTATAACCAGAAGGAATATACCCGTAAGTTTCAGCAATTGCTAAAATGCTCTCACGTTGAGTTGCGGTTGATAAAAAAGACTCATTTGCAATACGGTCAATGTAGTAGTTAGCAACGTCCCCAAGATACGCAAAGGCTTCTGCTAAAACTACGCCAAAGTCACTGTTGTCTGCCCCATTCCATTCAGGAATTCTTTCTTTAATTCTCGCAATTAATTCTTCACGAAGGGCTTCATAGTCTCTACTTGTGTAGTCAATTGTTACTGGGACTTCGTTAATTGCCATTAGATGTTCTCCTGATACTGAGGTTGTTTGTTGCCAATACTGACAAGAGCAATTACAGTAGTTTCTTCTTTATCGTTTGGTAATGAGTAAGTAAGTATAACTTTAAGAGACCCGTTTGCATCGTCGTTCTCAAAAGAAGTTTCTAAAAGCGTTACCAAAGGAAGAAACTCTATAAAAGCCTGTCGAATTTCTGCTTCCATATCCCCCTGGATACCACTCAAGCCATTTAGCCATTGATTGGCAATCTTTGTTCCAAAAGAAGGACGCGCCACTCTTTCACCAACCATAGTTCCAATTACAGAAGTGATTCTGTCAGCCCAAATTTTACTAGGGTCTTTTGTTTTGGCAACATCACCATAACTATCTAAGCGAAAAGGAAAACTAATTGCGTATTCATAAGCCATGATTAAGCCCACTTTCCAGTTGATGTTTTGGCTTTACCATTAAAGAACTCAGTTGTTGGTCCTCTATAGGTTGGAGAATTTTTTGTTGCGGATTGGTTTTTTAGCGTAGCAGGTATATTGACACTTGGGTAGTTTGACTGTTTATTAGTAGAAGGCTTTTGTCGTAAATTTTGGCTTTTTCCGTCACTAAGCAAAACACCATTACATTGATACACACCGTTTACATTTAGGTAATGGGTAACTTTATGTACTAACCAATAACCATCTGCGTCCTCTAAAACTCCTTCTACTTCTACTAAAGAATTAGGCATGATTCTTGGGTCCCCTTGGCTTTGAAACTTTGCTGGGATATTAAAACGTGCTTTAGCAGCCTTTGCTTTTGCAACAGATTGAGAAACTTCTTTTGTATTAGCAACGACATTTGTTAACTCTTGGTTGAAAAGAGGTTCTGACCTAGTTTTTCTAACCTGCTGTTTATTCTTTGGGGATTCGGTGCTTGTAAAAGAGACGGCTTTAATTGGGTCAACACCCCTAGTAATTTTAAAAGAGTTGTTATGAAAATCAGGGTTTTCTAAGTAATCACCGTACAATGGAGTTATTCGGTCAAGCGTCTGTTCTTCTAAACTAGAGAAGGGTGGCATAAAATTCTGCTCTTGAAACAAAATAGGCATCCCACCAATTGACTCTGAGACTACTTCATCAATAGTCCTAAAAAGGATTGTTTTTCCTCTTACAGCAATTGTGTACCCACTCATATCTGCCAGTCTCTGTAAGAACTCCCAGTCACTCTCTCCTTGTTGTGTAATTTGAGAGTAGCGAGCAGGGTGACCGCTAACAACAGCCTTCAATCCGTTTCTTTTTACAATCACTTGTACTACGTCAGCCACCGTTTTATTTATCCACACACCAGATTTAGAGTCTTTCATTTTAAAGGTTAACCCTAAGAAAGTAATTTCACTCTCTTTACTTGCTTGAATAGCGTGAGTTCTTTGTATACCGTAAACACCGCCAAAAAATGTTCCTTTTATTCCGTTTGAAGTTCGCCAATTTACTATTACTGGAGACTCTGTTTTTAAGCCTTTTAGCATCAATAACCCAAAGTCAGAGAACTTTAAAGTCAAAATGTCATGGGTGTTGACTTCTTGTGTTAAGGTCATTTCATTTGCAGGCATGGAAAAAGTAGGGTAGTCAGGGAACTGTACGGAAAAAGAGTTATGTTCACGTGATGAGTATTTTTGATTATAGGACATGGACTGGAATCCTTAGTTGCTGTCCTGGAACTAACTCAAATGGGTTGTGAATGTCGTCATTGTAGTCCATTATCACCCACCAAAGATTTGGGTCACCTAAAAACTTACTAGCAATAACATCAATTCTATCCCCCTCAACCCAAGAGTAATAAAAAACTCCAGACACATTGTTAGGAAATACTCGGTAAACCCCTACTTCAAAACTACTTTTAACAGGGTGGTATCCCTTTAATAAAAGACCGTCAGCGTATCGACTTGAAAGTGGAATCATGATAGCCCCTTACTTTGCATCAATCGTAGTTGTATCATGGAATCTATGTGCTGAAATACTTACAATAGACAAAGTTGGAACCATGTTTTCAGTAAAAAGAATGTGTTTAATACTTATGTTTATAATGCGTGCCAAGTAACGTAGTTTTCTACCTAAGTGCATTTCAATTGCCATACCATTTAACCAACCAACATCTGCTGTTTTTGCAAGGCGCAGGGGGCTTGTATACCCACCCATCTCACCATTTACTGCTTTAAATAAAAACTCTAAATCATACATGGTGCCAAAGTCTTTAATAAGTTCACGGTCTGCCTTTTTTACCACTTCAGGGTAATAGTTTTTTGAATCAGCATCTTCAATAAGAGGCGCAGTTCGTGTAGTGTTTGCTAGAACGTTCATGTCTTCAATTCTATTTAAGTATAGTGTAAAACTAATTGTGCTGCTTTGAGTTGGGGCAGTTATCATGTTTGCTTGGTCTTTTCCAGACATCATTAACTCTGGGGAAATGCCTTGTAATGTTCCAATAGTTTGGTTTAGTTCTTGCGGGTTGTAGTGAAATCTAAAGCCATGAGGAACTTTAAAACCACCTGTTATGGCTTTTTCTTTTGGTGACTGACGTGACAGTGCAGCCTCCATTGCTTTTTTATTAGGGACAATAAAGCCCCTGTTAGTGTCTCCGTCACCAAAAGTACTTAGAGTCTCAACCATTTTTGCAGCCAACATTGGTTCTACCGCTTGTGATAATAAGGCTCTGTCAACAACAGAATTGTTTCTAAAATATGC